TATTTTCAGCAAGGTATGCCATAAGCTCTGCGTCGTATAGTTCACTTTTAGGCAGGACAAAATCAACGATTTCTTGATAGAGGGCGTTGTCTTTTAATACACCTGTGGTGATAGTGACCATTATGAAATCTCCAAGTAGCCAGAAGTAGCCACTGTTATATTGAAGTTGTTGTTATTCAAGTTGCCTGTGTAAGCGGTAGTGCCCCAGCTAACGTCTGAGGCTTGCGGGTTTTGTAAATAATCACCAGTGCGAAGTTCGCCCACCGCCTGATTAACCGTTGGCCCTGCGCCCCATGTGTGGGTGGGGGCAGCAGCGTTGTAGTTTAGCGACACACCAAAGGCAATTGTTGATACGCTTGATGCGGAACAGTTGATGGTGTTGGAGAAAGCATCCGAAACGTCTTGAGCCGCAACTGTAGTGATTGCAGTGTTTGGTCTGTAGACCGATACTGACATCCCAGTCGCATTGGTACTTGCAATCGAGGTGTCACCTGCGGCAAGGACTTTGTAGCAAGTCAACACGTTCTGATACCTGTTTTCGGTCCCACCCTTGGTGGATCGAGTTCTAGTAGATGCCCTATTAGATATTTGTGTAAACCCCGTGGGTAAAGAGGCGGCTACATTCGCAGTGGACATCCCCTTATAGGCACTAACAATGGCAATATCACCCGCAGCAAATGAGGGCGTAGTTATGCTTGCACCACTGGCAGTCGTATTGGATTGTGCGGCCACAGAAAAAGGAGGAGTCCCTGCGATAGAACCAAAGCCTAAAACGCTATACCCAAAACTCATTTCTCAACCTCACCCGTCATTCGCGGCGTCAGTGGTAAAGAACAGCTTGATACCTAGCAGTCGAGCCGCCCCTGTTTGACCACTAGCACTGGCGTCGTTGTTAATCTGAAAGAAACATTGGTCATTATCGGCGGGGCTTCCCGCAATCGTAACCGCGCCACTTTCCGCAGAAACCATGAGGTCGTTAGACGTGCCGCTGTGCGCTAAAGCGGTCGTCGCAACCAACGTGCCGAAGGCCGTATCAATACTCTCGTCATTCGTGATGGCAACGCCACCTAGCTGCCAAACCATAGTGCCTGTGTTCGTCCCAGTCACAGTCCAGAATGGCTGATATGTGATTGTTCCAAGATTCCAGCTTTTAGGGAACGCAACAGAAAATTGAGCAAAGTCATCCGCCGCCGCTGCAAAATCCAAAACTTTTAGGTCAGGGCGGAGGGCCGTAGTCTCAACCTGCGTTAGGTCAGAACAGGGATTTGTCGTGCTTGGATACATCGCAGCGGCAGGAATCCAAATGCTTTCCTTGCCCGCTGTTTTGGCGACCTCACCATCAAGCTGATTTAAGTCCGCAGCGGAACTTGTCACCGCTGTCGAGCCTATTGTAATCTGGCCTTCTGGAACAATCAGCCCCGCAGCGCCGCCAAGAATTAAATCATCGGCGCTCGTATCCCAAAGCATATACGCACTGGCTGTGTCACCAAAGAATTTAGTGTCATAGCCCTGCCCATCGACGCCCGAAGTGAATGTGGCGTCGATTTGAACCGCGCCGTCAATATCTACAGCGTCAAGGTTAGACGTGCCATCTACGTCAATATTTCCTGAGATATCCAAGGACGCCGCAGTTATTACACCCGTAGTGGTCACGGTGTCGATGTAGGCGTTCTTAAAATAAAGACTAGACGTCCCAAGGTCTACGTCAGAATCTGTGACAGGGGCAACTACGCCGTCAGCCATAGTAAATTGTGCCGTGCCGCCTGCGGAAAAAGCCAGCGTGTCGGCGGCACTAAAGAACAAGCCAGCGTTTGCGTCACCCGTGTTTGTTAGGGACGGAGCGCCCGCCGTGCCGTCAGCAAGGCTCACAATGCCACCAACCGTAAGGTCATCTGTCACAGTCAAGTCATCATCAACCAGCATATCCACAACATTAAGCGAGGCAAAGGCGTCAACCATTGCCGCGCCAGACCCCACGCCATCAGAATAAACAGCTTTTGTTTGCCCAGCAGGAATAGTTATATTCGCGCCAGACCCTGACGTAATAATAATGTTCTGAGATCCGCTTGTGGCGTTTTCAATAAACCACAATTTATTGACCGTATTTGGCCCAATTGTGATTGTACACGCGCTGTCTAGCGTCCCAGTGTACTTCAGGAACATTGACCTAGCGGGGTCTGTAGCGCCGTCCGCGATGGTGGTTGTGTGCGTGTCGGCGTTGGTTGTTATGGCTTCTGTGCCGTATCCAAACGCCTCACTAATCAATTCAAGGTTCGTATTCGTGACTGTACCCCATGAGCCTGACTGATCGCCAGTTGCCATCTCATTGAGGCGAAGGTCATTTACATAGGTTGAAGTCATATCAATCAATCCTTACAATTGCGTTTGACGCTGTTTGGGCTGGGAAAACAATTTTAAACGTACCGCCAGAGACTGTGAAGTCACCGCCAAAATCTAAAACCGCAATCGCCCTATCGCCGTCTGTGTCATTGTAGATCAATGCACCGCGAGCTGTGAATGTTGCTGACGACCAGCTTGGGTCATCGCTATCAAAACATCCGCTTGTTCCATTTTCAATTACAGATGCGTTTGCCAATGTTACGCCGCCAGTGGTGTACCCGTTCCCGTTAGCAACTTCATTTGATGTTGTGTAAGTGTCAGTAGCCGCACTTAAAGTAGCACTGCTGGTGTAGAGCGCAATCTTTATTGTGTCACTGTCGAGGTCGTGCAGCCCAAGCATTACATCTTTTTTGAATTGGGTACACATTGCTTGTGTAATAGCCATTATAAGCCTCCGTTATATTCTGCTGCGTAGTCGCGCTGCATCTCTTGTACAAATAATTGCACTGCTTCGTCAAACTGTGTCTTGTATAGCGCCAATGTTTCCCCAGCCTTGAGAAAGGCCGACGCCTCATACAGACACGCGGCAAGCAGTACGTTTTCGGCATTGTCGCCGATCCAGTTATTTGCGTTGCTTGAACTCAGACCTGTCTCAGGAGCCATGTAATCAACTTGGTATGTGTCAGTCGAGCTTGGCGTTGGGGCCAATGTGATTACTGTGCCGCCTGTCCCTGCATTTTTTGTGCTGTAGAACAGCGGCGTACCTTGCGTGGCTGAGTTGGGTGAATAGTCTCGTAAATACGAATCAACTCGGTGGTCTAGATATGACACATTGCTTGATATTGTCACTGACACCTGACGTATCATCCGCGCAGATGGGACAGTGTATTCAAATGTACCCGCAACCATATTGGCTGAAGTGCTTAATCTAAAACACGGTAAGTTAGGCAGTCGCTGGAACACCATCGCCTCGGCCTGATCAATAATCTGATCTATTGACGCACTTAGCTCTGTGGAATCGTCTTCCAAGAAATTTTGAATGTTTGCGACTAAAGTTGTGTAATTCATGTTTAGTTACCCCACGGTCCTGCACCCCAAGCCCCATTGCCCCACTCAGTGTAAATTAATTCCACATCTGTCGCATCGCCCACTGCGCCCGTACCTGCCACTCCAGCTTCCGCTATTGATAGATCAAGTGCCTCCGCGCCCACTGCGCCCGTACCTGCCACGCCAGCTTCGTCTAGGCTGACTTCTAAGGCTTCTACGCCGACACGTCCAGTGCCGCCACCACCTGAGACACCCGTGACATCTACAGCAAAGGCAAGAGAACCAATGGCTCCAGTGCCAGCAGAGCCACTTGCCTCTGGGCCATATTCAAAATCGGTAAAATTTAATTGGGCAACCCCACCCACAGACGGCACGCCCACTGGCGGCAAGAGACGTGGGTCAATTGTCCAGTCTTGAGTGTAGCCGATATAAATGGCTACGTTTTCAGGATCTGTGTCTGGGCGACCGTTAAACAGTGCGGTTGCGTCAACAATATTCTTAGCGGGAGTAAGCTGCGGTTGCTTTGGCTCCCAATCTTCTGGTGAAACACGCAATCCATCCCAAGTGGTCTTTAATTGGGTATACCTGACCCGAAGACCACTCCTGTCACTTATTGCGTAGGATTTTTTACCTTTTGCGTATTTTCCCATTATGATAAATTCAACACTGTTGGCTGAATCCGTAAAGATACACCATCGCTGTCAGTCGCAGCCGCAAAAGAAAATGTTCGCTCATACATTTCGTCCAAGATTGTGAACTTATCATTTGCAAACTTCAGCGCCAGCTTGGCCGCTAGGCCAGCGCAGATGCACTCGTTCCAGCGATATGGGATGTCAGCGTCTTGGTTAGACGCGGTGACGTCCTCAAGCTGGTTCACGGCCCAATAGACAATGCTGTAGGTTGACTTGTTTGGTATTTGCCAAATGTAAACCTGCGGCGTTATCTGCTTATCAAGCATATACTGCGATGGCTTGCCCGGTGAAGTTTTATTTGGCAATTGATTGTAATCTGAAATTGAGACACGGTTGATGATCTGGTCAGACGTATCTGTTCCAGAGCTATCGCGCACGACGGCATCCATGATGTCAATTGTACCTGCTGGCAGGGGGTACGGCGTTGTCTGGCCGTCTACGAGCGTCAAAGTGTTCTGTGACAACGCCCAATAGTTGATACCCCTGTTAGCCCACTCAGAGAATAGGAGGTTGAGGCTGCGCCGTGCTGACACAGCCCGATCACCTGTCTGAACTTGTGGATCAAGGCCGCAACGCTCAAACGCCTCAGTGATTATTTCCTGAATGTCTGGTCGAAACGCTACGGTTCCCGAAGTTGCCATGTCGTACCTCTATCAATATTTTTTAACGGCGCGAATGATCACTTGATATGCATCGCCAGCCGCGCCCGCCCCAGTGGTTGTAAACTTGATGTCACCTGTCCCGTTAGCACCGTATTCCGCGCTATTGGGTAGCCCACCAAACTTCTCAAAAGTTTGGTATCCCTGCTGATCTTCTGCCAGATGTAAAACAATAATATCAGTATCTGCGTCTGCTAATACCTCAACTGTTATGCCATGCAAGATCCACTGGCATTCCACAATGCGGATACCCGTACAAGTGTCGCCATTTGCACTTTTCGCGAGAGCAGACACATCTATTTTAGCGACTGCACTTTCGTTTCCACCGTCAACATATTGATATTGGAATGCAAATACACATTCATGCGTGTTGTCAATGATCGTAGTTGATGTCGTAATATCGGCCATACCAATCTCCTATAATAAAAGGCGGGGGTGTCCCCGCCCAGATTAGATATTAAGCGATCTGAACGTACTCAACGATGAACGTAAACGAACCCGCTGTCGTGGCATTTACTGTGTTAGTGACGTTACAATAAATGGTTCGTTCCGCAGACGCATACTGAGCAGAAATCGGCGCTGTCGCAGCATTTTGAGTAGTAGCAACCAAGGTTGTGGTGGTTACGTTGCCAACGACAACTGTCGTACCGCCGTCTAAGATTTCATCGGTGATAGCCGCAACAATTTGCGCTCCAGAAGAAGATGTACCGACCTCATAGCCGATATCACCAGTCCCAATAACGGGGGCTGTATCACAGAAAATCTTAATGTTTGTGATGATTGTGTTTGCTGGCTGAGTAAACTCGCCAATTGTCGGGCTGTCGCCTGCGGTAGTGTTTACCGTGACGCCCGTAGCAAAGCCAACATGCTTCACATATTTGTCGGTAACAATGCCAGTCGAGGCGATAGTTGCAATGTCGGTATAAGCGCCAGTCGTTGCGTTTTTAGAGACAACTTGAAAGCCGCCCTCAGAACGTACTGGACCTGTAAATGTTGTGTTAGCCATGTGATTCTCCTGTCGTGGCAAATGTCAGACGCACCATGCGCCTGTCAGGGATATTGAGACAATACAACAGGTTTTATTAAAAAGAAAGAGGCGATCCGAAGACCGCCCCTTAATTACAATACTGTTAAAAGTATTATGCTGCGCCTTCAGATCCGAAGATGCCGCGCCAGTCAGTAACACCGAAGCTGTAACGCTCACGCACTTTGTAGCGCACGTTGCCAGTTTCGAAGTCGCCTTCCATGCCTTTTTTCATAGGCGAACGCTGGAACATTTTAAGCCCATCAGGAACGTCTGTAAGAACAAAGAACGCATCTGAGTCTGTAAGACGACGCATCACATGATATCCACCGGGCAAATAACCGCCAGATTTGATAGCATTGATGTCGTTGTCAGCAGTGCCAGTGCGAAGCTGTGATTCTAGCAGGCGCTCTGCAACAAAGGTATAAGCAGTTGGAATAACCAGCTTCGTACCTTGGGCAGCAATCCGAAGACCACGTTCGTCCTTCATATCCGCGATTTGGATAAGAATGGCTTCAAGTGAAGTCTCCGACAAGTCAGCCGCTGTGGCCAACGTGTTAGATTGGTTGCCGTTCTGCGTTGGGTGAGATGTACTCAGAAGAGTAGCACCATCGCCACCATTCGCAGTTGTCGCGTTATTTAAGACGTTAGCCGCTTTGATTTCCTTAGTGGAAGCCATCGAACGGGCGAGCGCCTTGGTGTAGCGAGAAGCAATTGAGCCATACTGGCCGTCTTCTTCAGCTTCCTCAGTGATTGAGAATGCCAAAGCAACTGTTTCGTGCTGGTAGCGCGCAGTCCACTGTTGGCCAGCGTCATCATAAGAGATGGCGGAGCCTTCAGATTTAGTTGGCGCAGAGCCAAACCCGGCGAGAAGGACGTCTTCCTCGAATGCCTTTTGAGAGGTATTCGATTCAAAGACTGCTTCATATTCCGCAGGGTAACTGTCGTATTCGAGGCCAAACAAGGTGTTTAGTCCCGGCTCAAGCATTTTAGCAAAACTTGCTCTATTCATAGCCATTTTTCATACCCTCCTTAAATGCCAGCGACATTTGTACCAAGCAGGTGTTCATTAATGGTCACCTCCATGATAGCGTTCGCACCAAAAGCATTATCTGGGGCATCGTAAAGCGCGATGATCTTACAGGAAGCAATTCCCGCAGCCATCGTGCCGCTAAGTTCAAAGCCAGATTGACCTGTGAGGGTCGAACCTGCGCCCGCAACAACATCGGCGCAGTTGCCGATATTTGTTTGTGCAGTAGTGCCAGCAGACTGAGCTTTGAACACTGTGTACGGGCAGTCATAGACGTATGCTATGATGTCAGTAGCAGTAGTGCCAGAAGGCCAATACTCACTGTAAACATATGACCCGTCTGAGGCTGTATATGAACAGCCATCGAACACACCAATGTTATTTACTTCTGTTGCCGTGTGAGGGGTAAGAGTGCCACCCGCAATAATAATAACCAGATCACCTTTAAAGATGTTCTCTGCCAAACCTGTGGCAATGGTATATTTGTTAGTGCGAGGTGCATTACCGCTCATGTGACGAATTGGGACAAACCCAAAGGCAGCATCAACATTTGCCATTTTTCGCTCCTATAGCGTTAAAGTTAATCGCTCATAGCAGAAAGATTTCTGCCGCGACTTGTTTCAGACCGACGATCCTGTTGGATCGGTAGTCCATTACGCCGTCCTAACGCATCAAGGTCGCCTGCAACGGATTCGTTTTGCTCACCATTCTTGTCAGAATAGTAATTTTTCATTGATCTATGCCGATCCTCTGGCATTTCACAGAGCAACATTCCTTCGATGCCTGTACAACCTTCCCACTGTCCGTGATTGATAGTCGGAAACAACTTACTTTTCACAGTTTCAGCTTTGCGTGGTTCCCACCCTTCGCGCATACGTTTGTATACGTTGTCTGGTGTATCTTTCCCTTGAATCGAGGTCGCTACCCACCGTTGGACATAACCGGGACGTGCTTCAGGTGCATCCAAAAGTGCTGGGGGTTTCCATGCTGTCTCGCGGCGAGCTTCCTCGTCGCGCATGGAGTTACGAGCTTCGTCCGCACGAACATTTCTTTTCTCAGTCATGATTATTGTTCCCTCTGTTGACGACGAATTTCGGCTTCATATTTTTTAAGGCCATCTGCGTCATTAATTCCAAGTTCCCGTGCCATCCTGAGATGATCTTGCGACATCCTCACTCTGTTGCCCTTGTAGCTAGAACCGCCTGTAGTGGGGGCGACTGGTGGTCTACTTTTTGTTCGTGGCTTACTCGGACTTGACCCCGAAGATAACTCAGGAAATACTTTTTGTAAACGGCTGTTTAAATGGTCGTAATATTCGTCCGAATTTTTGTCGTGACCTTCGAGGTCAAGCTGGACATCAATAGCACGGGCCGCTGCCGTTTCTCGCTCAAAACCTTGCGCGTTGAACCAGTTATTTTGCTGCCACCAAGACATGGCCTTTGGGGGAGCTGGATTTTGCGCGGCTTGCTGTGCGCGTCCCACGGTAGGGGATGCGGCAGCGCGCTGCTGGCTTTGTTGCTTTTGCATTTCGGCAATACGCATGGCCGCTCGCATGTCAGCCATTTGCTCTTGGAAGTTAACCTGCGCATCGGTGTCGCCCTCCTCCACAGCTTTGTGTAAAGCCTGCTTGGTTTGAGCGTAGCGTTGGTTGAACTGCTGCTCAGAGGATTTCTGTGAACCCTGCTCTAAGCGTTCCAGACGTTTCTGAAGCTGTTCGTTTTGCTCCTGCACCTGACGCGCTTGGATTTCAGCCTCACGGCGCTGCCCCACTAGCTTCTGGATGCGCTTCTGGACCTTGGGGCCATAGTCTGGCTCCTCTGTCTCTTCAGCAACGTCCACAGCCTCCTCACGGGCCTCCTGCGCGGGGTCGTCAATCACTTCAATCTCGAAGTCATCCACGTTACCCTTGGCCTTATTGATTTCGGCCTCGATTTCATTCATGATGTCATTTCCTGCCATTTGGTTCACCCCACATAAGCTGCGACATCAACCCCGTCTGGCAGAATCGATGTGATTTCATCATCGTTCAGCAGGAGGAATTTGACGCCTTTTACAACAATTTTTTGACCAGCGTATTTACCATAGGTAACGCGATCACCGACCTTGGGACTAACGTCAGAACGCCAGCGTTTGCCAGTGTCCCTGTCCCGATATGCCAAGTCGCCCAATGCACAAACTGCGCCGTGGGCCGTTAGGTATTCCTCATTGTCTTTGGATGATTCTGGCAGAAGTATGCCGCCTGCCGTTTTTGCCTTGACCTGATTTGGTTGGACTAAAACTTTCCAATTTAAAGGGATTGGCAGTTGATGATATCCGATTGTCGCTTCGGTTACTTCATCGGTAAAAACTTTTTCATGTTGATGAGACATGTCATTCATCCTCTTCATTTATATTTTTTATCGTCTCGCGGATAACCTCAGAGGCTTGCATTAAGCCCTCCGCGATCCCTACGTTTTTGTGGTATGCGTTGATGTCCGTCATGCGTCCATCAACCATATCTTCAGCTATCTCTAGCCGCCTTTTCTCCAGATTTTTCCTGATCTGTTGGAGCAGATCGCTGACTGTCATTTTTAACGCCCCCTGACATAGATACGCCAGTGACGTGAACAGTCACATCCTTTTTTTCGTCTGACATCTAGTATCCTTTCTTAGTGCCTTTTTTCTTTACGGGCTTTTTAATCTTTTTAACAGGCTTCTTTTTCACGTTTTTTCCCTTCGACATTAATTTTCCAAAACTTGCGCGGTTCATTGGCATCACACATCTCCTGCTGATAATTCACGGGCTAGTATCTTGAGCGTATCGGCAAAGCCTTTGTCCAGCTCCTTTGCTGCCATCGCAAACTTGCGTGGGGAGACGTCATCGCTATCCAACCCACGGCGCTCTAGGAAGCTCTTAGCCGCCCTGATCTCTGCCTGCGCTACCTTTTTAACTGCCGATCTAGCCATCTTCGCCTCCTACTTGATCTAACGCACCATAACCTGCCCCAGTGCTGACTGCCAATGGCACGGCATATGTGGGGATACCTTTTTCCATTATGGCCTCTACAAGCCTTCTAGTTAAAGGCAGGGCTGTAACAGGTTCTAACGCTGCTGATGTCTCTATTATTTTACCCACTAGCTGTGCGTCTGGGTCATACGATTTAGCTATATCAAGTAAGTTTCTTGGGGCAATCTCGCCATAGAAAGCTCTGTGGCCCTCAAGTTCGCCATGAGTATATTTCTTTACCATTTCTGGATTTGGCAAGGTGATATAGTCAGCCCCAGATTCAATCGCATCCATCAATTGACGTCTTAACGTCATGTTGACCCATGAATCTGTGCTTTCAATAAACGGTGCGCCTGTCTTGGTTTTTGAAAAATCTTGATTGTTGAACCTTTTGAGACCTGACGATAAGACATCTATGTCGGGGGCGCTTTGCATATAGGAATCAGCCCACTGTACATACTCAGGCGGCACATCTTCAGCGACATCTTTGATGTACTGGGCAAACTCAGCTAATTCTGAATTTGCGCCTTGTATACTACCTAGAGATTCTCCAAAGAACGTAGACCAAGGTTCTATTTGATCTGGTTCGTATCCCTCAAAGGCATCCATGCGGCGTGCCCATTCGTTCTTAAAATTAGCAATAATTTTTTTATAGGTTTCCAGTTTATCTGGATATTGATCTCTACGGAATGTAGTGCCAATCCCAACATCATCACCGAATACAATCCTATTTAGATCATTTTCAGCTCCTCTGACCTTATCACCAAGCTGCTGATTTAAATCCTCAAACCCAAACATCTGAATTTCTTCATCACGGGTTCTTGGGACATATCTCGTTACTTCCCCAGTTAGCTTGTTTTTATATCTAAGCGATTGAGCGGCGTCAGATTGGATTTCTCCAACGTGAAATGCTGTACCGCCGCCATCAACAGGGAACTGCGCCGTTCTGGCATGGGCAACTAAGTTTGTGTCTCTTCCACTTTCACCAAAGTGTGCTTCAGAAAAGTAATCATCAGGCAATCTGCCTGTCGGATCTCTGAACTGATATGTGGTTTCCGTTGTGTCAGTGCCGCCTGATGGGAAATATCCTGAGTATTCTAGTTTGCCTGCATCAGCAGATGCTCCAGCATCACCGAAGATCATTCTACCATATTCCTCTGGATCGTAATGCTCCATATCATCTAACATTTCCTGTAATGACTCACGGGCCATATCATTAAAGTCAGGAGCGTCAGCCTCTATGGCTGCGTCTTTGTCAGCATAAATAGACCATTGCTTTTTCATTGGATTATAATCTCCAATCCAACCATCAGGATATTTTTCAGCCAATGCTGCGCCATCTTCAACGCCATCCATAAACTCTGCGATTTGGTCTAAACCCTCATAATTCCCAGCAGACACATAATCGGATATGCTTTCAAAATCAGTGCCATATTCCCAATCTTCTTCAAATCTTTCTTGTAAATCATAAGCTGTGTCTGCAAGATTGTTTTCTATGTAGTTTTCCACAGAAACACGGGTGTCTCCACCCTCTGATCTCAAAACGCCGTGAGCAATTTTTCTTTCTGCTTCTACTAGGTCTTTATTCTCATTTAGGTATTGGATTAATTCAGTCTTAGTAACGTCTGTGCGACCTTCAAAAGCCTCATCCGCTCCAGACCATTCCAGCTCTTTAGCTTTAGCACCGTTCTTTAGCATCCACTTCTTCAGAGATTTGTACACACCCTTTTCTTGGGGCAGGCTTTCCGCTGCCTTCATTGATGGGCTGAAGGTGGGCGCATATTTATTATAAAAACCAAAAGCACCTGTCAGAGCGCCTATGTCTGTCTCTTGATCCACGCTGATATTATTAAGGACACCGTACTGCCTCTCAGCCTCAAGCGTCTCTTGGAT